GTCGACATGTTCTGATTCTCAAGCCAAACATGTGGCTTTTGCGATTCCGCAACTAGCACCAAAGAACTAGAGCTGCTAAGACGAGCAGTGTCTGTACGGTGACCTGACATGGGTGTGTACGTAGCCAACATGCTACCGTAATAGAACGGGGAGCCGTTGATGAGGAACTTAACATGCAGATTCGCACGCAACATACTATAGCCTCTCAACTTTGCGGACATATTGGCATCGGTAAAAAACAATGACCAAATGTCGTAGTCGATTTTAGGACCGATTGGGCCATTCTCTGCCCAAACATACGTGGCAACCTTACGTGGTCGACTAAGATATTTGCCTATATCCTGCTCCATGTTAAGAGACCTGGCAAAGTCATTGCTACTCGCCGACATATCCAAACTCTCTGCAGGGGGCTCATGCATGAAAGCGGTTGTTTCTTGGACAAGGTCCTCAGAAGGGGCTCCTAGCATAGCTGGGTCCGTGGTGATATCGGACTGCGCAACGACTAACCATTCGTTGGAGCGCTTCCGTCGTCGGTTCTTGTTGTGTAGTTTGCTGATGGCTTTCTCAACCACAACCGGGGCCATATCCCGAATTGCTGTGGTGGTGTTCGTTCGTTGGGTTTTTGTGCTTTTGCTAAGGAGTGTATTGTCGGGGTCTAGAGTATCCTCAAACTCATAGCCCTTAGGTGTTTTGTTGAGGCACAACCTTTCCTCTCCGTAAATACGGTCTTCGGGGGAACGCCCCATGGTGGTGGATCCCCAAGCATCCATTCTCACGTCCATTTGCAACACCGGTACATGGGACGCGCAGTCACTATCCTTGGGACAAAGCGATTCGGCCTCGATGCCAGGCTCGCTTGTGTTAGCCTTGAGTTTTGGTGACGCTTCCACGAAACGCCTAACCATCTGCTTCCACGTGGGTGGTGGGAACGCAGCCATCCTATACTCCAGCTCTCTCGATTTTGGAAAGTCCTCAATCAAATCACGCACCTGATTGAAGAACATCCTTCCGTGAAAGAACGCTTCTGCTTGTGCAGAGGCACATGCAGCCGCGAACTGCTCTTCCG